AGCCGAACAATAGTTAGCCATTATGCAGCTCCTTGTAACTGTAAATTTCTGAACTCAGTTCCGTTATTAATACCATCGACTATCTGATCAATAAGCGTGTCATTGTCCTTAACAACTCCTGCTGCAATATTTACAGTGATATTACCACTCATTGATTCAGCAAGATTCTCTGTCATCGCTGCATTCAACACAACCTCTTGAGGTGTAAGCATTGCCGGAACTGTATCACCCTGCCCTGTGTCTGTTCCAGGGACAATACCACCACTAGCCATTTTAACGCCTGCAATCTTCGCAACATTTGCTGCTGTAGCGACTCCGACTAATCCTGCAAGTGCAAAGTTGAATGGCGGCGGCGCCGATGCCAAAGCTTTTTGAACTGCTGCGATTCCGTCAATCGTGGCAACGGAAATTGCCCCGGCCTTCCCGATTACTGCAAGCACTTTGTTATTTGCAGTTGATAAAGAAGCTATGGTATTCGCTGTTGACTTGAAGTTTTCAACTTTTTGTTTCCCAGTTAGTTTATCGAAATTGGCTCTGTCTGATGCGGCTTTAAAATCAATCTTTAGGAACTCTGCAACCGATCTTTCCTTTTCAAGTTTTAATGCTGCTTGATGGTCGCGCTCTGCTTGTTCTCTATCAGCATTACGTGTTTTAATCTTTTCTTTTCTGCGCTCCTCTTCCTCTGCCTCTATTTGAACTTTTAGTTCTTCAATCTCTGCGCTGCCTTCAATAATTTGTGCTTTCGTGTCCGCTATAATAGGGGCAGCCCCAAGACCTGCAACACCTGGCAGGAATATTGCTTCCTGAACTGTTGTGCCGGTTAATTTAATTTCATCTTGTAATTCTTTTAAGCGGTCTTTTGCTTTGTCTAAATCATCTCCAACAAGTCTTTCTGTGAATGTGCCGATCCCGTCACCAGCCTCAACAATCCAACCAGTGAGAGCTTTTATAGCCTCTATCATAACGGGACTTTTAGTTAAATAAGACCCTATCCCCTCGAGGAGATCCCCCCAAGCATTTGAAAGCTGGGTTGTCGCACCTGCGTATGTTTCAACCTTGGATGCCGCCACTCCTGCAAACTGGCTGTTAACGGCTGTTATAGCATTAGTTAAAGTCTCTGCTCCTGTTGCACCTTTTTCTACAACAACATTATATCTCTTAAGACCGGAGCCACCATCCTCCGATGCTTTAGCTATTAAGCGCATTGATGTGTTTAGATCAACACCTAGAGCAGCACTCATGTTCTGAGCCGCTATAGTAGCTTGTTTTAAGCCCTCTCCTGTCATCTTTGTAAGCTGTGCAAATAAAGCTGCTGCGCTTAGAGTTGCCTCATCTCCGAAGGTAGTCATTGTTTGAAGTTCAGATGCAAAGGCTTGGAAGTCTCTGCTGCTTTCCTTGCTTGCATCTCCTGCGCTTGCAAGGGCAAATTCTAATTCATTTATTGCAGCCTCTTGAATCGCTGCTGCCTCAGTAACGGCGCTAATAGCGCCTGACAAGGCACCATACACTTTCTGTCCCAGAGCAAGCCCCTGGTTAAGAACAATAACTGACTTGCTTAATTTGCTAAAGCCCTTCTCAGTCTTCTTAGATTCCTTTTCAAGCTTCTTCATTTGCGCTAGAGCTTGTTTAGCAATTAAATTAATGTCAATGTTAACGTCTGCCATTGTTAACCCTTTCTGCAGCCTTCTTTTTAATTTCTTCTTTCTCTCTGGTGCAAGCGTTATTGACTACCTGTAAAACTTCAATTGCTTGTGCTGGCTGATCCATTAATGAACCTCTAAAGGGTAGCACCCCCCTCTCATAACAATCATTCATCGTCAAAAGTGTATCCATCATCGGATGATGAACCTTACAAAGGCATGTGTTGTATTTTATGTTGTCAATTCTATCTATTGTATGTTTAACAACAACCCCGCACCCTCTTGAACTGACATATGCTTTCTTTCTCTCAGGAGTTTTTATTTTAAGCATCTCTTCTTTACAATTATACCTATCACTATACAAAGCTCTAACATTGCCATTTATAGTTACGTAATCATAAGTTGAAACACTTGAAATTCTCATAATCTCTTGCAGAATGCATTCCCAAAAAACGGGAAGTGGGCTTATTATTCCCTCTTCCCCTCGGTGGGGTTTACAATCGTCACGCCCTCCAATTCTTCTTTAGTCTCAGGATCAATTATTTTCTCTGGAACATTATCAACAAATGCTATGCAAGTGGCAACAAGCCTTCCGGTGCACTGCAGATTCATTAAGTCATCAATGCACTTTTCACTTAAGATATCACCTTCAAATTCAAGCTTAAATCCCTGCCCGTTTTTTGTGATACCTTTTATATCCTTAACGCAAAACCTCAAAGCATCACAAGATGCTTCCATAAGTTTTGCATAATCAAGCTTTGTTCTGAAAGCCATTAAGTTGGGCTGAATGTTCATTTTCTGTTTAACCGTCAAGGGTGATATATAGACGGTTATGTCATCAATTTTAACCTCAACCCTGTCATCTGTTCCGTATAATTTCATTTATTCTCCAAATGCTAAAACTGCTGTTGGGTTAGTGCCGCCATCTCTCACAGAAAAAGTCATTGCGTTTTGAGCAAGACCATTTATGTCGGATCTTCCAATTTCGTTAAACTGACAAACTGGAAAGTAGAATGCGATTACTTCCTCAAACTCTCCGTCTGTTGAAGTTGGATTGTAAGCGAATCCGAATAAAGTGAAAGTGTCATCATCTTCCCATTCATCAAATAAAGCAACACTATCATCTTCCATGTATGGATTGATAGCTCCTGTGATTTTTCTATCAGTTTGTCTGATTCCAGTTCTACCGTTTTCATTACAAGTGGTAGTTTTGGGGGCCAGCGTGTTCTCTAATGAAAAAGTAAAGTCATTTAACGCAATCGAAATTCCATCTTTATAAATACATGCATTCAGTATTACAGGCGGAAGAGATGCGTCAAGAGATGGGTCATAGACATTTGCTGAAACAACCCTTGTGAAACTCATCCCCTCATATGATGCTGTTAATTGTGGGAATTGCCCAGTTGTCCAGTTTTCTCCTGCAAGAGTTCCAACCTTACAACCCGCTGCGGTATGTTTAACTGCATCCTCATCAAATCCGGTTACTGAGAAAGACTTAAAACCACTGTCAGCAGTTCTATAGTCAATCAGTTTTGTAACGGCAACTTCATTAGCTGGTGCTCCACCGGGACAAGGAACAAGTAATTCAATACTTGTATTTGTAACAACTGACTCAATCGGGCTCACATGATAAGCTCCTGACTCTTCGATTAAAACAATATCTCCGGCTTGATAAGCAGCAGTAGCAGAAAATTTTATGCTTGTTGCCGAATGACTAGAATCATCACTCGCAGCACTCGCAACGGCTGCGTCTAATGTGCCAAGAGCACTTTCAAGAACAATCCCATATTCAGGAGCAGCCCCGCTGTCTCCAGCCTTCCACTCTAAAGGTATCGTCCCAGTAACGGCTTTTATACCGCTTCTGGCAATACTTGTATCAAGGGAAGCATTCTGATTTCCTCTTTCAAGTATTTCCTTATTAGGAATAATTAACTCATTAACCCCTTCAGCCAAGATACTTGTGAAATGATCAACACTTGATGGAGGCACATGAGTTCCCTCTGTCCCCTCTTCCATGACTGAAACATCTACGCTCCGATTTCTAACATCACCCATTTTGAACCCCCTTATAAAGTTTCGCTGTACTCGACTAAAAAGCTAGCCTTAAGTACAAAATTATTATACTTGTCTCCGCCTAAAAATTCAAGCCCTGCATCGTCCTCGTATCTTGCACGAGTCACACCTGCAAGTCTGCCTTCAAATACTTTTATTATACTGGTGAGATCTTCAAATAAAGCCTTCTCCGCCACAATGCGTCTTGTTGTATCATTCTTTAATATAAACACTTCCCTGCTTAACACTATTCCAAAGCGTCTTTCAATATCTGCCCTGTTGTTGGTTGTCCTGGTGGTATTGATGGCCGGACCAACCGTAATCCCATAAGAGAGCTTGAGATTAACAAGCTCATTGCTTTCCAGAACATAAGGATTATCAATCTCGTTATATGTGGGAAATAAAGTTTCAAGCTCTGTCCTAAGTCTTGCATAAGCAGTAGTAAAACTCATCTGAATAAACTCCCCTGGTTGATTCCTTGCTCATCGCTATCAACCTTTGCATTTTGGTTCGTGTCAACTGTAACGGGCGCATTCTTAATTAAACGCCTGTAAGTGGCGTGTTTTTTATCCCTCTCAAGTAATGCGTCCTCTCCCCGAACACCATCATAAATCAAAGATATGGCCTTATAAGCACATGCTGTGTTCACATCATCGAATCTTAAAATCTGCCCAGGAGTTAAAGCAATACTTCTGCTTTTCAAATCAATAAGGACCTGCTCGCTTGCCTCTATACACTGAGGTTCCCAATCTGCCTGTGACCCATCACCCCATGAAGTCAGATAACTATTAATCTCTGGTGCCTTCGCTATTATGTCAGCATCGGTGCAAAACCTGTATGTTACTCTTTTAAGTAAAGATCCTGCAGAGAGAGTTGCACTAAAACCAATTCTCACCCAATAAAGGTCATAAATCTTTTCAGTTTCAAAACCTAATGCACTCCCCTCGTCTGTTGGGTCAGCTATTTTCCCCCACCCGGACTCATCTCTGTCAATCTCCCATTGGATAACGCCTGACTGAGCCATTGAAACACCCGAGTCACTTGTTGAATCCAGAACATCAACAGCAGCTTTCCATTCTGTACCACTCCAGATATCAACCTCAGCAATACAGGCATTTGTATTAGCAGTGTCAACAGCGAAATATAAATTATTGAACGGGAAGTATTGACCGACATATAAATAGTCCTCATCTGTAGTGATTGGCAAGGTAAATGTGCTTGACCTATCCCCGGAGGCTAAAGACCTATCGACTAAAACCCCATTATCTGAATGCAGAACTCTAATCCATTGATTCAACATATTTTTCCCCCTGATCTAATATCTCACATATACCTATTGTCATTTTACTTACCTTTCTACAATAGTAGAACTCATTTATTTTCCTTAAAATATTGTAATGCTTTTAACTGTCTTTCAATTTCTATTTTTCTTTCATCAACATTTTTCATTTCGTCTTTTAATTTCTCTACAACTACATTTTCTTCGATAGGCATTGTCATCCTCTCAATTTCGACATCACCTTTTGATATAGTTAAAATAGCAAAGATACTGCCATTAACTTTTTCATAGTTTTGATTAACATCTAATCCAAGTTGTTGTGCAGATCTAACCTTATTCATAAAAACTTGATTCTCCATTACATCCCCTTTCTTATTAACTATAAAAATCTGGCGCCCTATCTTTAGTTGCTATGTTTGTTGACTGATAATGCCCATCTGCTAAATGCAGAAATGGATCAGGCACAGCACCAGAACTTGTTATGTTATTTGCGCTAAGATAAAACCTTATAAGAATAAGTCCATCTGGTTCAAATAAATCACTGTCTAATTGCGTTCCACTCCCACCGCTCACTGATATCTGAGTATCATCGATTATATGTTGGTATTGTATTGTAGATGCGTTCGATACTTGAGTTTGTGTTACATTGGTTCCAAACGCTGCTTGATTATGTCCTTTTGCATATGTCATTTCAAATGACCATGTTACAGAACCGCCTGTTACTAACGTTGAATTGTGTGACCAATGAGGATGTATAAATATATCTGTTCCCTCTACATAATCATGAGGTAAATGATAAGTTACCCACACTTCATCGTTGACATTTAAACTATATGCTTTTATACCGCCTTTATATGTCGTCCAGTTTGGATCTGTCCCACCTGATCCTCTAACTACTATAGGACCAAGTAAATCTCTCCACCCAAATGTTGGTGTTGTTGCATCAACTTTAATCCCATTACCAGAAGCTTTGTCTAAAACTAAAAACTGTCCGTCTGCTATATATACATCATTATCAAAGTAGTACCCATCAAAATTTTCAAATAAACAATCTCCTTGTCCATTTAGATGAAAATCAGTGCCATCAAACCATATTTCAACCTGCCTTGGGGCTCCTAAAAATACAGACACCGACCATGTTAATTTCATTCCATTTTCTAATAGAAAAGCTCCAACTGTCGGACTTCGTGAATATGTATGTTGTCCTACAACAGGTGAACCAAACCCTGCAGTTGTACCTGGTTCTGTAGAAAAGTATATTTCTTGAACAGTTGTATACCCTGGTGCACCTCCAAAAAATATTAGGTTCTGACCTATTGTTCCTATGGCACCGAATATAGCAAGAGGTGCTTGACTACTATCATAATGTCTTCCACCCAGCCCTGTAAATTGATTCGCTGTTGCTGTTTCATTTGACTGAAAAAGTAATTGACAGTTTCTTTGTGTGAAATCTATAGAACCCGTTAACTTCAATGGATAATCAGAAGGCTGAAACCCTTGTGAAGTATTATCTATATGGACAAAATTATTAAACCTATTTGTGCCAGTCCATATGTTATTAGTATTAAAATCAAATCCGAAGCTTCTATCTGCTGATAAATCTCCTCCACCTGTTATAGGTGAATTTGCGGTTAGTATTCTACTTGTTGGGGTTCCAGCTTCAACAATGTCAAAGTTTCCAGTAAAGATGTTAAATTTATATCCCATTAGCTTCTCGTTACCGTAGCTATCTCATCATCGCTATTATAAGTTAAAGTTAATGTAGCAACTGATGTTCCACCACTACCACCTTTTTTATATATCGCTGTTTCAATCTCCCCTGCTCCATTCCCAGCAGCAACATAGGTCAGAGCTATGTAGTCATATATCTTTGGGACTAACCCGCTTAAAATAGATGTTTTTATGTAATAATCTGACTTATCGCCAGCGGTAACTTCTTCACCTGATTTTTTTAGAACCTCAAGTCCATGATCTTCTACCGCCACTTTGCCCCCTTAAATATTATTAGATAGGGTTTTAACTTACTGTATCAGGATTAATCTTTCTAGCCGTAGGTGAGTCCCCGGGACTTTCATATGGAAAAGATTTGGAACTTCCGTCTACTGCGCTGACACCTATAGACCCAGCACCACTATCATCTTCATCTTTTGGAACAAAATCAGTCGCATTGCCAGTATCTGATATAGCACATGTAATTGTTCCATCTAAATTATCAGTAAAAGTCATATCAGTTACATTCCCGTTAAGAGCAGTGTAAGCTAATGTTCCATTTTGAGCTGCTGTCCCGCCACCCACAATATCCACTTCTATCTGATTATCAGAAGCAACATAAAGAGCACCTGTTGGAGCCGTTCCATCTGCATCAATATCCAACCACATCGCATAGGATGTTCCAGCTGCATTATAAAGAACTACATAATCAGCTTGAGCCGCACCGGCTGTAGTTGGCAGAGTTACTGTGTTGACTTCTCTAGTTCCGGGAACATAATTAAGATCATTAACTATTTGACTTGGTAAAAACTTACTCATTGGTCCTCCTAATCTAAATCCCCGGAGACTGCTTCCTTTAAAACACTATTCTCCGGTAACACAAACCATATAAACCATTTTCCTTTGACAAATGTGGGATTGCCTTTTATCTCAACTTTATATCCCAATAACTTATTGAGGTATGCAAGTATAATGTCTGGATCTTTGCTGCTTACATACCTTAAACGAGTTACTGAAATTTCTGACATATCCCCCCTCAAAAGAGGAAGCCCCCGGTTGGAGGCTCCCCCCAAAAACTTACGAATTAAACTTCTGATGGCATTAAATATTCAACCATGAAATTAATTTTCCCGGCTGTCAAATCTGCTGTAGAAATAAGAACCGCAAAACCACCTGCACCGGCATCAGCCACTCTTGGAGTTAACATGTGATCATTTGTGTCATCCCAAAGCAATGCCGCGCCAAGATCCCAACCGTTAACTAAAAAGTTTCCTACCAGGGTTGCCTCTGCAATTGTCGTTCCTGAATATCCGTCAGGGTCTGTCACAGAACCCCAACTCACCGTTGAACTGGTCCCCTCAATGGCTGTCTTAACAACAGCTATAACACTTTTGATTACTGCACCAACCGGAATTGGATTCTTTCCATCTTTGTTTGAAAGAACGATGTTCACATCTTTGACCCCACCATCAACGGCGAAATCATATGTGTATTCTTGAAGATGAACTTTGTTTGAAATATTACTCATTATAAATCCCTCCCTAGCAAGCTTGCCGCATTATGAGATGCTGACAATCCTTACATCGTCTAATTGTTTAATACCATAAAGGATATCAGAGTTAACTCTGGTTCCCCTTACACCATCTGCACCGAGGTTAAACACTTCTGTGCTCAACCTATCCTGTACTGCCATTGTCATGAACGTTGGATGTAAGAAATAAGAAACTGTGCTCACGATGTTTGTCATCTTAGGCATGAACCCAGCTATAGGAGTCTGGATTGAACCACTTGTTAGTGGTGAACCTGCGGGGATGAAATCCCTTGAAACAAAACCAGTGATGTTGAATAGATCATTCCAAGCTGCTGAACCAAGAACACATGACCTGCTGTCTTCATCAACATTTGCAGCATCAAGAAGCTCTTTGGCTTCTAAAATATCTGCTAGTGCAAGAGTTGTTCCCGAATCATAAGCAATCTGATGATCAGGAGTGGCAGCACTAGGCACAATCGCTGTGATTATGTCAGCCTGCATTTTCTTCATGATCGCAAAAATTGCCTTGTCTCTTAATTTGTCCATGAAAGCAAGAGACTGGATTTGAGCTTTCTTGGTTACGAGAAAATCTTTATAAGCCCTTGAGTCAATTGTTAGCTGTTGGCCTGATACTGTCACTGCTTCGGAATCTCCCTTTGCACCTTCTGCCAAAAGAGTTGCCTGGTCAAACTCAGGGACCGAGGAAATATTTACAATATCTCCCAATGCTTGAATTTCACCCTCATAGTCTTTGTCAATAATGTCCAGGAAAGGCAGTCTGTCCAGAAGGACATCAAAAAACTTGCTACTCCAGACTTCTGGAATAATAGCGGCATTGCTTGTGGTGTTTGTTATTTGATCACTCATGATCGTACCCCCTTTGAAAAATTAATTCATCGAGGCCAATCACCCGAACCCAATAACTGAATTATACGGGCTCTTCTTTTATTTTACAACCTTTAATCTTTTGCCCATCTCTTCTTGGTATTTCTTCTTGTCTGTCTTTTCCAGTTTAATGAGTTCAGCAGTAGTCATGTCTTTTGGATCTGTAGGTTCAGGATTGCCGTTGTTAATCTTTGGAGGCGCTGAGTTGTTGAACCAATGCGGCTTTGAGGCTACTAGAGTTTCAACAAATCCCTCTGCCCCAATAACATTTGTTTTTCCCGTGCTTGTTGTTTCAACTTGCACTAGCGGATTATCTTGTATGTTAATGTCCTCAATAGCTTCATCACGGATGCCTGCTTTTATAGCATGCTCTTTTACGGCAGACATCTTTAACCCATCAAAAAAACTAGTGGCTATCTTTTTTGATTTTTCTTCCGCAGCAACCCTCTTATCTTTTTCAAGCTCATAAAGTTCCTTGAAACTTTCCTTCTCAGTGAGCTTTGCCGTTTCAGCATCATCAAGCTTTTTCTGCAATTCCTCGTTGTCTGAGATAGCCTTTGCAAGTTTCTCTTTGTAGAAATTAGAGCCTCCCTTTGGTTCTGGCTTTGGTTCTGGATCGGGCTTAGGGTCTGGTTTAGGATCGGGATCTGGACTAGGTTTAGGGTCTAAATTTTCATCTGACATAAATTTTCTCCTTTAAAATTTTCTTAGTAATGCAACTAAAGCATCATTTGTTGCTCTAATCAATTCTTTTTTTGCATTTTTCATTACGGATTTCTTATAATCTTCGTTCTTGTCTGGAAGTATTTTTCTAATCGTTTTACTTTTACCTGCACCCATAGAGCTGTGAATCTCTGCAAGGTTCAAACCGCTCTTAACTTTCTTCTTGAAAAATATAGTGATCCCGCTAGATGTTATTTTATGTTTTATACTTTTAAGCAGCTCTCCGTTTACCTTTAGATTTACAGGTCTTAGTCTCTTGCCTTTAACCCGACCTTTCTTGATTGCCTTAGCATAACTGTCTGAATACTTTTCAAATCTCTTTTCACCCTCAACAGGTGATGCGCCACGTTCAATTGATTCAATGATATCTTTCTTAAGTAGTTTAGCGGCCTTCTCACCCCCACGCTTAATGACTTCTCGCTCAATGGATCTCATATTCTGGATAAGCTTGGGAAAGATTTGATTGAGTTTAAGCCCTGCCATTCAATTAACTCCTGATGCAAAATCCTTAGCCATTTGTTTAGCATCTGCCATACTTTGAGCTGTCCACTCACCTTTACCAAACTTTTTTGGATATTCTGTGATCATTCCGCTAATTGTGCCACGCAATTTTATATTTTGTACGGCGTCACTATACTTCCATTCTGTCATAATAACAATTTTTCCACCTCTTCTGATGTTTCTTGATACCGTCCATTCATGGCTTTTTTTGTCATCCCAAAACATGTTTACATCTTCTAAAAAATCTTTCCTGTTGCTTGGGATATAATGGCAGTCACCTTTTTTACATGTTGAGCCTTTTTTAAATCCAAACATAGCTCTATGTGACCACCCATACCACTTCCTATGTTTCTTGGAATAACCTATAGAACAACAACCATGTGTTTTACTAGCTAACTCCGGCGCTATTCCGCGATACACACACAGACTGTAAGCGTTTTTTGAATTTCCAATATAATCGCCATTTGGGTTATAGGCACTCTTCATAATTGTGTCCTTAGTTCCAAACTCCTTACCATCAATAAGCTCTTCTTTAACAACATATCCAGCCTTATAATGTTTCTCTGATATAACCTTTTTAATTTTCATCTAAAATTTCCTGTGCTAAAATTGCTACCTCTTTCATTATACCGGGCCTAAAAGTTTCTCCCTTGTTTGGGATGAACTGGCGTTTAGGCAGGGCTGTTTTTCTTGCTCTCGCTGTGGTCTTGCAGTGGTTCTCAGCTTTAAGCCCCTCATCAGAATCAAATACACCTATTTCAATACCATCTCTGTAAGGCTTATACTCAAGTGCGTCAAGCATGTCACCATGTAATTCTAAATTGGCAACACCTGGAGCTATCTCTTTCTTAATCGCCTTGTAATCTTTTGATAAGCCTTTCCATTTCTTACCAGTGACGGCGCTCATTTGCTTAGATGTGTCTTTGAGAATCAGATCAACTATAAACTCACCAACTTCATCTTTAATCCTGCCCTTCTCATCGGGGGTCACGTCAGTTAGATCAATGAATGAGTCAAGCCTTAGCTTTGTCGTCACCTTCGACATTTTCTTCCTCTTCTTCTTTTATTGGTTCTGCTGCAAAAGCTTTTAATTTATTACTAGATTCAACTAACTTTTCCTCAAGAATCTTTTTAAGCTTCTCTTCTGCGTCTTCCCTTTTGAGGTCTGGATTGTCACGCATTATAGAATCTACCATACTATCGAGCCCTATCTCTTTTCTCTTCTTTATGGCCTCAAGCTTCTGATCCTCAGTCATGAAAGGCTGGGCATCCGCGAATTTAATATTAAGCTCCATGTCCTCATCAATAGCCCCAAGCTCGGTTAACTTCTTTGTTAAAAGTTTTTTACCTAGATAAAGATTATGCCATTTAGCGAGTATCTTAAATAGCACCGGCTCTCCGTCCCTGTAGATCTCTCTTTGCTCGGCAACATCGTCTATATTCTCAGCTTTCTTAACAATCTCCTGAACACCACTTGCAGCATTAGAAGCAGAGAGCGTTCCTTGAACTGATCCGGGCTCCAGGTTATTAGTGCTCAGAATAAAAGCAAGATACGTTTCAATCATTTTCAGGTGCGCTTCTAATGGTGGGTTAGATGTTGCAAAACCCATTTGTGGAGTTGGGTCGTCTTGCCCTACATCTAGTGTAATAAAACTTGTTGGCCCTACTCTCATATTCTTAGGAACACCTTTACCGAATAGATAGCCAATCCCCATGCCCTGATATTTCGCTATGTAAAATAAATCAGTGAGTAAAACATTCAGCAGCACTGATGCGTCAATTATGTCCTCCCCACCAACAGCCCAGAATTGCCCGTCCTGATCTTCTGAGAAATTAAAGAACGGCAACATTCCTATGGGGTTGCTGTAATCAGCTTCTTGCTTGCCTGAAAGTATCTCCCCTTTTTCATCAGTAGTGAAGTGATATTTATTAGACCACCAAACATACTCATTGTTCTCAGTGCCGAAATCATCTGGAGCGTCAGCAATCGTTTGATCCATTTTATCACCCTTGCGGAATGAAGCAGATTGTGAGCTTCCGTTTTGCTCTCTATTGCCAGCCATGCCTTCAGGCGCATGTTTAGGCATTTTCTGATTAGGATTGTAATAGCTAAAAATATAGACCCTTGCAATTTCAGGGTTGGTTTGATCTTCAATAACATCGTAAAGGTAAGGCTGTAAAACATCAATACTGTAGCTATATTTCCCTGGCTCACTGGGGCACTCATATGGCATTATTTTAATAACACCGTTCTTGAAAAGCTCAGTGTACTTATTAACCTTTTTCATTTTAGTGTTAAAGTTCGTTATGTCAATTAGGAAATCAAGCTGCTCTTGCTGCTCATCTACACCTTCCCCTGCTATCTCACGAGTAACACCATCTTTGTAAACCATGGCTTTCTTATCAACTATCTTCCTGCATATGGAAACATTTGAAACTCTGTTCTTAATCTCTTCCACAGCTTTCTTGTCTTTTGATTCTTCATTGAAGCTTTCGAGTACGAACTTCTTCGTGTTGTCCTTGTAAATATCATAACGCTTTTTCATTTCCTTCTTGCGACGTTGATTCTCGGTGCCGTTGATTTCTTTCAGAACCATTGCTCTAAAATCTTCTTCCAATACTTGTTCGTCATTTTTTAACTTCATTTTATCCCCCTAAAGTCTTCTAAATTCATACCAACATATCTTTTGTGCACTCCCTATAGATAAGGGCTTTCAAGGGGGTTTTCTGTTTAACAAGTTGGAAATATGTTCTTCCTTTTGGCCCCTCAAATTCAAAAGCACTTCTAACTGTTTCAGCATCCCCCCATAGGTTTAGAGGATTTGTTATAGTCTTTATTCCATTGTCAAGTATAAGCATAATTCTTTCTATCATTTTAAAACTCCTAATTAGTTCTCCCAAGACTTAACCTATTCTCTGATCCACGAATTAGAGGATCAAACTTCCACGCAACATAACCTAATGCAACGGCTACATGCGCCTTGTCACCCTCTTTATCTCTTGCGCTCAAAATTTCTAACTCCTTGATTAAAGTTTTACAACTCGGATCTATTGTTATTCTATTCTTTTTGAATAAAATGTTCAATGTGTTTTGACGATCCCTGATAAAAGGGTTTCTTGTTGTCATGACTTCAAGGCCGTAGCTTTCTAATATTTGAATATCTGTTTGGCCTGATGAGGCAGAGGTCTTGCGGCTTTTACCTGTGCTATCTGGGACGACTCTTTTCCTGTAGTTCTTGAGATCCGTTGTTATATTGCTCGCTGCATTATCAGTGTTAGCCCCATATTCTGATAACACCACTTCATTAGAGACATAATAGTGCCCTTGCTTTCTCTGAACATAAACACTGCACATATTGTCAATATTAAAATCCTGCCCCACGTCAACGATAAAATCCTTGTCCCTTTCAACTTTCCCAACATGCTTGCCACGATCAAAAGCCCAGTAAATAGCTCCTGCCTGGAGGTTGACAAACTGCCCCTCAAGTTCCTGCTGTGCAAGTGGGTTATCAATGCCGCCATAGTCCTCAAGGAGATCTTCATAATATCCATCGGGGAGGAATAGGTTTTCTTTTGTTTTAGCCCTGACTAAATGAACCCTGTCTGTTTTGTTCGCTCCATCCATGTTCTCGAACTTATCGTAGCCGAAATTAAAACCATTTGGGGAACTTGTCCAGCGCAATAGTAAGGGAGCATTAGGTGCTCTCACTCTGCCCCTTACAACCTTTAACGCTTCTTCTTTAGAGAATAATATTTCATCCCCAAAAACCCACCCTGTTTCAATACCTCGAATGTTGTCATATTTCTCAAGGGAGTAGAGATAAATCTTAGTAGCTCCTATTTGGATATGTTTCTTAGCGCCAGATAAAACGGCGTGATAAGGAATATTTACTAGATCAAGTTCGGCAAGAAATGCCTCTACAGTTGCATTCATTAGCTGTGTGTAGGTATTTGCTACAATTAGGCCTTTAACCTTGGGATATTTTGAGCACATCCCTATAGCGAAGTGTGAGCCTGCTGTGCTCTTTCCTGATCCAACACCTCCCAACAAGAGGGTTTCTTTTGCCTGGCTGGTTAAGAACTCATACTGGTAGCCAAGAAGTTCAACATTCGACATCAGACTTAAACATTGTTTGCGTGAAAGAAGGATCCAGCTCTTTTTCCTTAACCTCAAGTGCTGCTCTGCAGAACATGCTTGACATGTTGTTGATTAAGGTCTTGATTGTTGATCGGTTCTTTATGACATGGAATGACTTCTTAACTTCTCTCAACAAGTTTTCTTGAAACAACCCCTTGCGCTCATGGTTCAATAAGAATTTCCTAATATCATCTTTCTTGAAAGTCTCGTTAACGAAAACCTCAAAGCCGACTTTTATTAGTAAATCAATATCTGCCATTAAATCTTGCTTCTATTCGAGATTGAGATCTGTGCATCCTCGTTGAATTTTCTTTTGAATATCTTATCAGAACGAATGTAGATAATCTCATGAACGTGTTGATCACCTTCAATTTTTCCGCCAGTAGCGGGACCACACTTACCAATAAATTTCCCCTTTTCATCAACTGAAACATTTACTGCATGTGTATGGCCACCAACAAAGCTTGATTTAACCTGGTCCCTACCGCTTGAGTCGATGGTCCTAAAAAAATGACAATGCTCAACATCTGCGAATATGGGTTTCTTCTCATGATAACCAACATTCTTTTTCATGTTGCCAATTTTGAGCTTGAATAGATCTGAGTCCAGCTCCATATTGTTTGAATACGTTCTCTTAGGTGTTACTGGAGCCTTTACTGGATCGGCTTCTTTAACTTCTGTTACTTCCTCATCACGACTACTGTTTTTCTTAGAACCACTCATTCTTTTCCCCCTTGATTTATTTTTTGATTGTGTAGTTTATGTTTATAGGCACATCTGTGCCCTCTATCTTGTGAGTTTTAAGACCCTCAATGTCATGGATCTCTTTTGCAATCATCGCAGCTGTTTTCACATCATACAATTCACGCTTTTTATTAAAGCACTTTATCATAAGCCTTTCACATCGTTGGATTGCTCTATTGGTTTTCTGCGTCATGTTTTCTTCAGCTTTTGCACATAACTTGTCATTTATCTTCTTGATATATTTATCAATCATTCTTTCAGATATATTCCATTTATCCATACCATATTGAACAATTCGGTATCTAGAGTGGCCATCCAGCCTCATTTCGTGGATTTCCTGCTGTCTTTCAGCACTTTCTGCTTTGCTACATTTCCCCATAACTCAAATATACTTCATGGTTTCGGGTTTGTCAAATGTTCGGCTTTCCCGTTTCTCTTAAATGTTTTGTTCCCAGAGTAATCAACGTACCTTTGAATAATGACATCGGCATAATGCGGATCTATTTCCATCATGAAACATTTGCGCTTTGTCTTCTCGCAGGCGATTAGGGTTGAGCCTGAGCCGCCGAAAGTGTCTAGAACGGTTTTGTCTGAATAAAGACTAGTAAACTTTTCACATAGTTCTACTGGTTTGCTATAAGAGAGGTTGTTTTTCGGATCCTTGTTTCCAGAATACAGCTTTGAATATAGATTTTTATCATACCCTTTACGCGGATCCAACTTTCCAATGATGGCTATATATTCAATATCTGTCATTAAGTGCCCAGAATAATTCGGAGCAGTATTGGTTTTATGGTAAATTGCAAGATCATAAGATTTATTGTTTCGTTTTGCCAACTCTATATAATCCCCTATTAAACTTTTATTGTGAAAGAAAATATTAACTCCAGCATGTAAACGCAAGCTTTCTGGATTAAAATCATGAACTTTATTTTTTATTACCTGCTTCATTGATGCGGAGTCTTTCAAGACTCCGCCGCCTTTTGGTTCAAATTTATACGGCGGATCAGTAAAAACCATATCAGCCTTCTCCCCACCCATCAACTTATCAACATTCTCCTTAATGGTAGAATCGCCACATAACAATCGGTGATTCCCAAGCTCTATTAAATCCCCAAGCTTAGTTCTAGGCGTCTTAGGTACGGATGGTACTTCGTCTTCTTTGTTATTATCTGGAACAACATCTTTGAAATAACTAGCCTCGAAATGGTCTATATCAATTTCTGGAAAAGAGAATGAATCCGCAACATCGACAAAATCAAGCTCTGCCTCTGCCATATACTCGTAAAGCCCTTGCTCGGTTATATTGCCATACTGAGATGTAAGAGCCAGAACTATCTCCTTCGCCTCTTTTTTATTCTTAGCGTTAATTATGTTAACTGGGATTTTAGGAATAACAAACCCCTCTGTTTGCATCTGCTGGAGAGTTCTTAATCTCTGATGCCCATTGAGTATATTGTTTTCCCATATAGAAATCGGCTCACAAAAACCGAGTTTAAGAATCTCACCACGCAATTTTTTATAATTTATTTTTGAAAGGTCTTTAAGATTTCCCTGGAATGGTATCAACTCAGAAATTTCTAATTGCTTTTCACCCTTGCACTTTATTTCGATAACACGTGGTTCCATATTTTTCTTTCTTTGATTAATTGTATTACTGTTTTGGAGACAGTATAATTTTTAGATATTTCTAATTGAGATAATCCTTTTTTTAACAACATTCTTATTTTTGGGATATCGCTTTCTCTTAATTTAGCTCTTCCGTTCTTAGAACCTATATTGCCCTTACGGCCTAATTTTTCAAATGAATGAACCATGTTTTCTCTATGTGTTACCCATTCTAAGTTTTCAATTCTATTATCTGACACAACTCCATTTATATGATTGATGTGGGGCTTATTGTTCGGGTTTGGGATAAAAGCCAATGCTATTAACCTATGTAGGCCAAGAGTATGTTGCTTGCATCTTTTTTGCATTTTTATCTGCTTGTACCCACCAGGATTCGGATATGCATTTAATATTCTCGGCTTCTTTCTTGCAGAAGATGAAACAACGCCACAATTAAAAATAAAATATCCAGGGAACCCTTCAATTGGCTTCACTTGTATTTGATTCATTTCTTGATCTGCTCCTTAGGATGCTTGCGCCTGTTCTTCTTGTTGAGTTTAATTTCTTTTGGGTCTAGTAACTTATCGTATTTGCAATGGATTTTCATTTCCAAAATTCCCCCTTTTGATCTTTACAGTAATGAAATCAAAATTAATTAACCCTTAATCACAGCTAATGGTTTTAGCTCAACAACAATATCTATTAAATCTTTTTGCTCATTCATAACGATATTAATATCTTTGTATGCACCGCTTGCCTCATCCAGATTACTACTACCTCTAACAGAGTGAATAATCCCTCTTAACTTTTCTTGTTCTTTTTTAAGATCTAATTCTTTTATCGCTTTTGTTCGGCTCATTTTTCTTCCAGCTCCATGTGAACAAGACATGAATGATTTTTCATTTCCTTTGCCACTTACAATATAGCTGCAGGTTCCTTGTGATCCAGGAACAATACCAAATTGCCCTTCTCGTGCTGATGTTGCACCCTTACGATGTACCCATAAATTTTGGCCGAAATGATTTTCTATTGCAGCATAATTATGATGTATATTAATAGCATTCTCAAACTTAACTTTCTTCTCTGTTTTGAAATATCCATAGCCACCACAATGTGCGCATTTTTTGCCTTTAAAGCCACCATCCCCTTTACATGTGACGCATGGATCTTGTATGAAAGCTTCCTTGATTCTTTCAGCCATTAATTCCCTATTGGCTTGAGCATACTCTAAACAAAATTGCATTTCCCTTATGTACTTTCTTCCATCGTCAGAATCTATCGGGAGAAAAGCTAAGCCGTCCTCGCCCTTAAAAGGCGGTATATTGGAATGCCATTTTTTACACATTGATTGTGCTAAATTATTATAGTTCTTTGCAACCGTGTAGCCTAGGTGTCTGCTGCCTGAGTGGACCATAAACCAGATACAACCATCAGAACCTTTTTGTATTTCTATAAAGTGATTACCACCGCCTAAAGTACCCAATTGTCTCAATGCTTTATTATATTCTTGTTGACAAATTAGCATGCCAAACTCACCTACTGGCATTAACTCTAGCTCCTGCGCCTTACTGTGTGAATTGAATCCTACAGGGATCTTCTTTCTAATTAATGTCAGTATGTCTTTGAGCCTCTCGGTACTAATTTCTGTTAAATCTGTTTTGATAGCCAACATACCACATCCAATGTCTACACCAACAGCATTAGGGATTACAACACCTTTGCAAGCGATAACCCCACCTATTGGCATCCCATAACCTTGATGTGTATCTGGCATTAATGCAACATGTTTAAAAACAAATGGCAATTTAGCTAAGTTTTCAGCCTGTGCTATCGCTCCATCCTCTGGATTCTCACACCAGCTAAAAACCGGGATTCTCATATTGGCAGTTTTAATTACCCTCATCAAAACCCCTCACACACTCAAACCAAACTAAAAACGCGAAAGACAGCGCCATAAAAACCAAAGTGACATTTGCATTACTCATTGACGGTCACCTTCCCTTCTAAAAAATAATCCGTGCTGGGAACATAGATATGCTTATCTTTTGATGTGCCAAACGCTTTCTCAAACTTTCTTCTCCTGCTCAGCCATGCGTTAAAATTCCTTGTCTTTGTTTTTAAGTATGCCTTGCGATTAACCGGGTCACCATATTCGGGGTCATGAAACCTTGAGAAGTACTGCTGTTTAGAGCCAGGGAAGCACTTGAAGGTCTTATCACACCCGCATGCGCAGCTTCTTGTAACAGTTTCATAATCAATCCCCTTGTAGCTGATCATATCCCCTACTTGAATTTTATTGTATCTGCCTCTTGACCAAATATCTCTTTAAAACCCATGCACCTAATTGGTTCAGAGATAACTTCATGTTGAGTAATTTTAGGAGCTTCTTCAACTACTTCAAAATCACCATCGCCTAAAAACCAATTATTAAAATCATCATAATAAAAACAAGCCTGCTTTTCATTGCCACTCACCGCCGCATCTATTATTATGTTTTTATACTGCTTGTTATTTAATTCTATATCACATAAAATCTTAATCTTCATCCCGCCCCCATTATTTAAAAAATCTTAACAGCAAACTCACGACATATGCAAGAACTATTATTCCAACAAACAAAAACATAATAATTCCAAAAACAAAGCATGTCTCAATAATATAATCAATCATACTTATTCCCCCAATAAAGTGCCCAACCACATGATTCACACTCAACAGAATACTTCTCTAACTCCAAAATAGCTCCGCCCCCTACAGCATGGTTAGTAAATATTGCATATTGCTTCATATTATACTCACTCTCAAGCGCCCTATACTTCGCTCTCTCGGCGGTTTTCAGACTCCATGTGTTTTTTAATTTACCGTAGTGATCAATCTGTTTTTTGTTTTCTTTATACTCTTCATGGTGCTTAAGCAGATACTTTTTTATGCATTGAGTTGAGAAGCAACGGGCTGTTACCATTCCCTTGCGCTCCCTATCTTACTGCGTTGCTTTATCCCCAGGGCATTTGTAAATTCTAACTCCGACCACTTTATTAAACCGGGAGCATGGCCTATATGGCAATTCAAGCAACACTTTTGAATATTCCTTGGATCATCCATGAGCTTGCCATATAGCTGCCTGTTCCTCTTGGTGTTGGGAAACTGATGGTGAGAGGTTAGGCAGTCGTACTGTCCGCAAATTGTGCATTTACCGTAGTCCATTATTCTTCAACACATATTTAATAATATCAATCTGAGTTTTTCTCTCTGCGGCCCAGTCTGCGGCCCAGTCTGCGGCCCTGTCTGCGGCCCAGTCTGCGGCACTGTATGCGGCCCAGTATGCGGCCCTGTCTGCGGCACTGTATGCGGCCCAGTATGCGGCCCTGTCTGCGGCACTGTCTGCGGCCCAGTCTGCGGCCCAGTCTGCGGCCCAGTCTGCGGCCCAGTCTGCGGCACTATCAAAATTCGGATCGTCTTCAAACAAGAACAAGATTAGCATAAATAAGTCTTTTACTTCTTGGCAGTCACAACTAGTCACAGCCCTGTCAGCACACTCAAAAGCAAAAGCTCTTTTAACTTTATCCTCAAACGGAAGCATCTTGAAAACCCACACTTTGTCTTCATCTAATACTTTTTCTAAATCAAGAAACTCAAGAAAAGTGCCTTCCCAATCGTTATAATGCTCAAGATAGTTTTTCCAGCTACCACTACACGGGTTTAAATCTTTTAAAATTTGTTTAGTTATTTTCATTTCTTATTCCTTTCATCCCTATCCTTACTCACATCACACCAGAGCTTAAGGGCTTTCAAAACTTTTCCCCTTAGCTCCACACTTCTGCAATCTATTTTTTTCAGGAAACATGTAATTCTTTTCTTGAAAAGCTTTACATCTCCTGTCTCATAGTATTCGGTTAAGAACGCTCCTGATAACTCAAGCTTCTCATCAGTAGTTAGAAAGTGCCCGTGTTGCTCTAAAGCATGGGCCACATACTGCATACTCACAATTAGACTATTTGAATTTGATACCATATTGCCTACCTCAATGAATCAAAGTTAAAATTAATTATAGTTGATGTTTGCTTTAGTCTGTCAATAATCCTTTCAGCATAAGTTTTTTTGAGCTGATCAGATGTTAAATTGGTTGTTATTATTGTCGGTAATTGCCTATTATATCGCTCGCTTATTATTGAATCAACTTTTGTTAACACCCACCCTTCTGTATGTTCGGCCCCCATATCGTCTATCACTAAAAGCGTTGACTTCTTTATCTTATTTTCAAAGTCTACCCATTGATTTGAACTGACGGCTTTATAAGTAAATATGTCATCTAACAGGCTCGGCATGGACACAAAGAAACCATTATTCTCTCGTAGCCATTCAACAAGTAAAGCAATTGCAAAGGTTGTTTTCATGGTTCCAACACTGCCCTTTAAAATTAAACCCTCACCTTTTTTAACATGAGCGTTAAGGTTGTTTTTATATTCCATCACCTCATCATACTGTTTTGATATTTTGTTAGGGATACCGTCCCGCTTTATTTTGTCGAATGTAATATTTTCATACCTCTTCAATATTCCTGCTTTTTTTATCTTTTCTTTCATCATGTCTATAAATTTAACACATGAATAATATTTATCTTGATTATAGCAATCTTCATAAGCCACGACTGGCTTCAAGCAAGCATCACAAGGTATCTGGTTCGCTGTCCCAGTCTTGTTTGGAAGGAAATCTCCCAGGTTTTTCTCTAGTTTTTCCATTATTTACTCCTTTTTTTCTATAAGGGCTTCTCAACCAATTACTAAAAGCAGCACTATAATTTTTATACTTCTTCCCATTTGCTTCTATCCAATTTTTAAAATTATCAAGCTCCTCAACCAGATCCTCCGGGGAGTTTTTATCTAACCACTTCTTTTGTGTGGGTTCTGGAGTTTTCATTTTTTCTAAAAAGAAAGCAAGCAATTCTTCCTCTCTTTCTAACACTATGCGTATAGGCTCAGAAATATTATATATGAAATATTTCTCGACGTCCTTACTCTTACTCTTAACCTTAGTCTTAGTCTTATCCTTAGCCTTAATAGTTACCGAACTATTAGCTATGGGTTTACTAACCCTATAAGATCCTAATAATTCTAAACAGTTACTAATGTTTTCATTTTGTGAGTATTCTGCACTAACTAACTCTTTTTCTAATAAAGAGCGTACACTAGCACAAACTTTTCTTTCAGAAGTTATATCACCATATTGAAACAATACAAATTTTGGTATGAATATCTTTTCTTCAGACACTTGATAAACTCTTGACCCGAGGTGTCTAAATATTTCTTCTAATGTTGTTTTATCACCTATATGAAAAATCATAGCATCAATGTCAATTTTATAAATTCCCGCATGATCACATTTAGAGATTAGAAATTCCCAGACAACTTTCATTTTAACCGGAAGACCCCTATACCAAGGATCATCAAATTTTCTTGAATCGAAAAACCTCTTCGCCACCACTCCCCCTGTATAAAAAACCCCCCAGTATGTCACAGAAACTGAGGGGCAATATTGCATAGCCGTTATGGCTGTTGCATTCGGTAACTGACTTAGCTTTGTGATTGTTTATGTGACATGAAAAGCATCTTACTTATAAATTTTGGAAAGTAAAGTAAAAAATGAAATTATCTTGAAAGCCGTTATAGACAATAAAAAAGGGAGGTTGTTAGCCTCCCTTAAAAACCAATGCTTGCTTTATGCTCACTTCTTTATGAATTGCTTCATATAGTATTCAAGCACATTTGAAAATTTAACTTTCTCTTTCTTGCACTTCTTCTCAAAAGCCTTAACGACTTCCGGGTCAAATGTGTAAGATCTCATGGCCCTGGTTTTCTTCTTCTTAATCTGATCAATCATTTTCTTAGTCATTTTTACCTTCCTAAATTTTAATTAATCCTCTTGGATAATATAACTTCCAATTAGTAATCATAAAAGATTGCTCATCATACATTGAACAGTACTTTCTACCAAAATATTCAATTGCTTTAACTCTAGCAGCCTCAAAGTCTTTAGCTTCTATAACAGCTACACAGTCTTTATCCAATGTTTTACCACTTATAGAGTGTGTATGGACTTGACCGAATGTTATATAGATTTTCATATCTCTTTCCCTTTCTCACCTCTGAATAATAAGTAAAGCTGTAGGTTTTGGATTGCCATCTTAGCAGCCCAAATCTCCTCAATAAGATCTTCACCGTTTGCTTGTCTCTCCTCAAGTTCCGCAAGTCTGGTATACCCCTTTGCTATTTGCATACCTATTGTTTCTTTCATTACTCCTCCTAATGTTTTATAAGTCTATTTCTTTAAATCCTGTTGAATCATAACCACAACCAATCCACTCACATATGTCAATAGCCGGGGTCTCATCATCGACTAAAAAGAAACGGGCGCCTTTTTGAAAATTCTCCTTCTTGTGTACTTTAGGGTTAGAGTAGAATTGTAGATCACCACTCTTAAATAAAACTATTAAAACTTTCTCTTCCATACTATCTCCTTCCTATTACCTTTAAAAAGGCAGTTGCAAGTTTGTTTCTGTCCTCATCATCCATCATAATCGGCTCATTGTCAGGCTCTTTCATCCTCTTAAACATTAGTCTCCACCAATCCAATTCATCCATTTGCTTCGGCTCTGGTTTGATTAGGTGCTGTCTGTGGGCCTCTTGGAATTTATTAGACATAGCGCCTCCTCAACAATCAAAAAGCCATTCGATAAAATCTTTTTGAGCTTCCATTTTTAACTCATTTTTCTTATCCTTTTGCTGCTCCCTTTTTGCTGTTTTCATCTCATACATTTTCCTTTTAGATTTTTCAAGACTAACACAGAGTTCACCATACTTTTTTAAAACACTTAATTTACATTTCATAATAACTCTCCTTTCATTTCCAACCTATGATTATATTATAGCATAACTTATCCTTAAAGTAAATATATATTTTGAATATATAGGAAATATATACATAGTGATTATATACGCTTATAACCTATTGTTATTATATAGGCATTAAATGCATGTAATTACAGGGGAATAAAACTTCATTTTTTACTTTACTTTTGATTTTTGGGGTAGTATAACCGGATAATCGTATGCGGGAATTTTTAAACGACTTATATATAATTTTGAGGCTTGCTAGATCCCGCATTCTGGTGAGCCTCCCCAGGGTAAGGAGTAATTAAATGGATATATTAGAGATAAAAAAGTTACTTTCTAAGTATGAAGAAAACGAAGTTAGAAAATACATCGAATACGTACTAAAACTTTCAACTGAAAAAAAGAAAAATAGCACACAACCGAAAAATTATTGGATAACGAAAAAAACAGCCAAGGCTATAGCTTGGTATTTCGAGCAAGTTAAGATTGATGGCATGGTGATTGATGGTGTGAATATAACATTACAATCAACAGGTATTAGCTACAATTATGTGGCCTATAAAAATAAAATGCTCATGGTCTACCCGGAGAGTTTAATTGATATAGATGTTGTTTGCAAAACCGATGAATTTACAGACGTTAAAAAAGAAAGCGGAAAAGTTTATTACACCCATACGATTGTAAACCCATTTGAAAGGGGTGAAATAATCGGCGCATATTGTGTTATAAAAAATAAAAGAGGCGAGTTCTTAATACTATTAGATAGGAGTGAAATTGATAAGCATAGGAGAGTTGCTAAAACTGATTTCATTTGGAAGCAATGGTTTAAAGAAATGACTCTGAAAACCGTTATAAAGAAAGGATGTAAGCAGCACTTCTCAGACATCTATGAAAAAATAGAAGCAATTGACAATGAAAATTACAACCTGGATAACCCTCTTGATTTAGATATTAAGCTCAAACAAGAGATAGATGCCTGCACTAATATGGAAGGAGTTAAAAAGGTTTATGATAAATACAAAGACTCTACTGACAATAAAGCAGCTTTCAATAAATATATCAGCATGAAGAAAGAGAGTTTAAATGATAATTCATGACATGGAACAACGCTCTGATGAGTGGTATAAAATAAGGGAACTGAAATTAACAGCTAGTAATGCAACAGCTATTGCAAGCTCTGGCAAGGGATTGGAAACCTACACTACGAAAATTGTTTCAGAATATTTTAGCTCTAGTGAAGAAGAGTCCTACTCGAATAAACATATTGAAAGAGGAATCGAATTAGAATCGGAAGCAAGATCAATCTATGAATTAGAAACTAGTAATGTTGTTAAAGAAGTTGGTTTTATAGAGCATAGTGAAAATGTCGGATGCTCTCCTGATGGTCTAATTGAAAAAGATGGCGGGATTGAAATAAAATGCAATGAAGATAAGGCATATACAGAGCTTGCTATAAGCGATAAGGTCGACACAACATACATGTGGCAGATGCAAATGAGTATATTGATATGTAATTGCAAGTGGTGGGATTTTGTGTGTTATAATCCTAATTATAAAAGGTCAATTTATATAAAAAGAATCACACTTGACACTACTGCACAAGATAAGCTCTTAAAGGGTATTGGCAAAGGAGTCGAGCAGATCAAATTAAAGATAGAAAAAATGGAGAATTATTTAAACGGAAACAAAATAATAAGGTGAAGGAATAAGCATGCCTTACTGTAGAAACTTGCTACATGAAAACAAGTTTGAAGATTTTAAAGACTATTTAGCATCATCGGGATGGAGAATTGAGAAAATTAAAAATATTTATGAATGCATTAGGGCAACAAAACACAATGAAAAAACTATTGTATTATATAAAAGATGTGGCACGAGGCATGCAACAGTTGGGTGGAACATGGGACATGCTTTAAAATTAATTAATAAATTTATTAGGAGGACCAATGAAAACTGAACAAATTGTAAAAGACTATGAAAAGGAACTGGAGAGTATTGAAAAGGCTATCGTCAGAGAGAATGATAGTATAGCTGCAACAGAGTTTGAAATTGAAAAGCTACAAGTGCGGAAAAAACTTATCGAAGGATTTATTAACAAACTTATAGACAAGCCTAAAAAACCAAAGCAGAAGCCAAAAACCGAAACATCTAATAAAACCCAAGCTGTAACAGTTAAAGGTAGCAATTAACGAGGCGTAGCATGGAAGTAAGTAAAGAAAAAAGAAATGAATTGTATTTAAAACAACCGGCACCATTTGAACATCTTCCAGACACTAAGTTTGTAACAGATGATTTTATTTGTTGGAAATGCCATAAAGATTTACTTTCAAATAAAAATACGCTAGAAGATGCTATTAAAGGGATCATGATAACAGGCTGTCCTTTTTGCAATAGAAGTTATTGTGATTAAATAAACAAGGAGAGGATTTGAGAGCATTAACCCTAATCTTAGCAATTTTAATTATCAGCTTTGTGAAATTCCGTTTCAACATTGAGCAGGTTAGGAGAATGGATAGCCTATCAAGGACAGTTCTCTCACAGCAAAAGGTTATTGATAACTTCGGTGATCTTAATTGGAAGCTGGAAAACGCCTTGATTAATGTTAATGAACTTAGTATAAAGTTAGAACAATTTATTTACATGAGGAAAAAAAGCAATGCTCCCACACGGTAATTAAATGAAAGAATCTGATATACAAAAAGAAATTATGCAATACTTAAAAGCTAAAAACATTTATCACTGGAGATCCCCAAACCTCACAATAAGAAGGCGTAAAAACATTATTACTAAGGGCGTTTCAGACATACTTGGTTTCTACAAGGATAAATTTCTAGCAATAGAGGTTAAAAAGCCCGGAGGCGTACAATCTGAGGATCAGAAAGACTTCCATAATGAAGTGAAAAAGCACGGACACTTGGCGGTTGTTGCTTATTCTCTGGACGATGTCATAAGGTTTTTGGGACTATGCTAAAAAAAGAACTTATAACATGCTTAAACTGCGGAGAACACAAAGAACAATGGATATACAAGCAAGGCAAGTATTGCAGCAGGAAGTGTTATTATGCATCGGCGGGAGATAGGTCTAAATTGAAAAGCAGGGGTAAAAAGAAAATACTGATTTACATAGACAACAAGCTGAAAAACAGTGTAGAAAGGTATTGCCTTAATAATAGGGTGACGGTAACGGGGTTGGTTGAGGAGTATGTAAGGGGTGTTATGTGAAATATACAAAGAAGCATTTAATGGAAGTAAGGCGCAGGCTTTTGGAATATAGCTTTACAGAGGAAACGGGGTTCGATTGTTTTACTAAGTGTAAAATATGCACAACGGTAGGTCTTGATTGTTTAGGCCTATATGCATGTGAGCGGTGCGTGTTAGATAAAGCCTTTAAAGCGCCTCATGGGCCTAGTTGTGTTGGTGGCTCCTACACCAAGGCACACCCAAACCCTAAAAAAGGTCTTCCGTTGAAAGCCGTTAGAGCTCGCCGTAAAGAGATAGAAGACCATTTAGTTAGTAAGGGAATTGAACTATAATGCCAGACAAAATAATTGAAGTGCCTAAAGACGATTGTTTAATGTGCAGGTTTCTTACAACCGTAGACGGGCACGAGGGGTTAAGACACATCTGTGTATTGTTTAGACAAGAGGTTTTGTTTAGGCCTCTTATAAACAATAAGCCCTCATGGTGCAAGGCAGTTCGTGTTAAAATAGAGGAGCGGTAAAATGCATAAATGTGAAACATGCGGGCAAAAGGTAAAGGTAGGGGGCAGGACAACACATTATTATATTGGGGTGGAGAGGGAACAGGCGCTTGATGAGGCTTCATGTTCTGTTCGTGGGTTTAAGACGGAGTTTTTAAAAAAATCCGCTGCATTAAAAAACCCAACAAGCGGGGAAGAACATACTAAAAGAGTAACAGTGTTAGTTATAGATCTTATCTATAAACAAATCACCAACCTCAAAACGCAAGGGAGCTGATGTGAAGACAAACAAAGAACTACTTGATAAATGGTGGAACACAGAGCCTTTTGGCTTTGACCATCCTGACACATACAATGGGATATTAGATCGCATGGATAAGGTTAAAGAAACCACCCTCAAAGAAGTAAGGGAAATCATACAAGATTTTTATGATTGTGAGGGCCGCCCGTTTGATCTGGAGACTAGGATAAAAAACTTAAGCGATAAGAGGGGATGATGGGAAATAGAGAGCTAGATTTTGGAGATTACTGTGAGATAGAGCAGAAAAGGTATGGATGCGATAATGAGAAGTATATTTATAAGGTGATCGGCGGTGGCATACGGTCTAATAGTTGGGTAGATGTCCCAGTAAAAGCCCCCGGAAAAGAGACGTTACATAAGACCATGGAATTTGTTATAAGGTGTGTATGCGAGGGAGTTTGTGAAGAAGATGTTAGAAAGTTCAGGGTTGGGGATGTGGTAAAAAAGGAGTGTGACGATGAGTGAAGAATTAAAACATGTTTGCCAAGAATCAGAATTTAACCCATTAGCAGATGATATATGCCCTGCGTGTGTTTATGAAAACGCTAAACGCTTGGGTTATTTTAAACAAGCCGAAAAGAAAGCATTATGCTGCGCTTGTTTCACAGAAGTAGAATATCCATTGTGTGGAAAATGCTCAGTGAAGACAAAGAAAGACATTGAAAAGAAGCTGCTGGGGAAGGTTTTGGGGATATTAGAAGCTAATTTACAAGATTCGGTTATTGTAGAGGTCACTGCAAAAAACATACATGCAAGAGCAATAGAAGAAATTGAAAAACTGGGAGGGTAAATGAAAATAGCACTATTATTAGCTTTAACGTTTTTTGCATGTTGTGAAAAAGTAGAACACGAGTATGCAACTGTTACGGAAGTTAAAAAATGCATGAGTGACGGAGGCGGTTTCTTTGGTAACGGTGTCTTATGTATTATTGAAACTGATAAAACAGAGGCACCTATAATAGTGGGGTTAGTAGCAAAAGGCATGAAACTAAGAAAAGACCCATTTGGCAATTGGAGAGTATGGGGGAGAAATAAATGAAAATAGGATTTAATGCAGATACACATCTTTATGGTCCGCATGCTATGGAGCTTGTAGAGCACGATAGGTTTCCGATACACCTTGTAGGGGATATTGTAGATTTAGATTTATGCAAGTACAGTGATCTTGACGAAGCCAGAGCGAAAATTGAACAGCTTAGAAAAAAGTACGGCGAGCGATTTAATTCTGGTAACCACAGTCTAATGTTCTTCAACCTCCACACCATACTAGAAACCCCTAAAGGAAGATACTATATTACACACGGAGACCGAGAACAATGGGGGGAGACAGGCTCAACGCTTTATAGAAACCTATTCCCAGGTGAAGGCTGGTTTGTACGCTGGTTTGTCAAGTGGACATCAGGCATGAAGGATTTTTTTAGGCCAAAGCCCAACAAGAAATGTATAGCGAGGGCTGTTAAGAAGATGAAAGAGCATAACTGTACGGGCTATATAGCAGGCCACTGGCACACTAAGAAAGTTTTAGAGATAGTGGTGCATGATGAGCACAGGATTAATAAACTTAGATTTTTACCCCGCGGCTACAGCGAATTGGATTTGTAATATGAAAGTTTTAATAGCCTGTGAGTTTAGTGGAGTGGTTAGAGAGGCCTTTATAAAAAAAGGGCATATGGCAATTAGTTGTGATTTATTAAATACGGAAAAACAAGGATTTCATTTACAAGGAGATGTCATTAATTTGCTTTCTTATGGTTGGGACTTAATGATAGCTCATCCACCCTGTACTTGTCTTGCAGTAAGTGGAGCACGCTGGTTTAAGGATCGCATCCAAGAACAAAAAATAGCTGTTGACTTTTTCATGAAACTGATTAACGCCCCCATTCCAAAGATATGTGTTGAGAATCCCATTGGAATAATGAGCACAAGATATAGAAAGCCGGATCAAATAATACAACCTTGGATGTTTGGCCATGGGGAAACAAAGGCAACATGTTTATGGTTAAAAGGATTGCCAAAATTAGAGCCAACCAATATAGTTTCTGGGAGAGAAGCAAGAATACATAAAATGCCTCCAAGCAAAGACCGGGGAAAGTTAAGAAGTATTACTTACCAAGGCGTGGCTGACGCCTTAGCGGATCAATGGGGATAATATGTCAAAAATAATCAGAGCAAATACTAATGTGCCAATACCTGGGCTTGTTGTGATATCCGGGGGCAATAGTAAGTTTGGAAAACTTGTGCAAGTGGGGACGAAAAGCAAATACGATCATGTTTCAATATTGCTCGGCAAGGTAGCTGGCAATGTAATTCTAAAATTTGAATCCCAGTGGAGGAGCATCAACCCTTATGTCTTTACAGTAAGTAAAGATGAGTATATGGAAATATGGCAATTGCTTGCACCAATGGATAGGATTGAAGAAAAGCTCGAATGGCTTTTAATGAATCTAAGTAATAAGCCATACCCCTTTGAGAGCCTTATAGGACATGGTATTATGGCCGGGGCTGAATGGCTTGGGATAGAAACTAAATCACCATTTTCTGGTGGATGGGTGTGTTCGAGAGTCGGGCAGCATTTTGTTAATGAAGTTTTAGGTAGAGAGTTTTATAACGCTGCAACTGTGAGGCCCGATCATGTTGCAAAGATTTTTAGAGAAAACACCAATTATCTTAAATGGGTTGGTGTTTCAGATAAAGGACAGGATTTTGTTAAGTGGTTTTAAAAAGTGACTTAATTATAATTTAACAAGGAGAGAAAATGAAACAAGATGTAACTGAAATCGAAATCAATGGTGTGTCTTACGTACCAAAAGGCACAGAGCAAAAGCAAGCCGAAAAAATGGATGGGCTAGCGTATTGCATAGTCCGTACTTATTCAGCTGGCGTATTTGCTGGGTACTTGAAAAGCCTGGAGGGTAAAAGTGGGGAAGTTTTAAATGCGCGAAGAATTTGGAAATGGGATGGGGCGGCATCTTTATCACAGCTTGCAGTTGACGGCACAAATAGCCCTGAGAATTGTAAATTCCCTTGTGAGGTTGATAGCGTAACACTAACAGAGGTGATAGAAGTACTTCCAGCTACAGAAAAAGCAAGACTTTCTATTAAAGGAGTTCCAGTATGGCAAAAATAGGCTCTGGCTCTGGCTCTGGCTCTGGCTCTGGCTCTGGCGATGGCTCTGGCTTTGGCTATGGCTCTGGCTCTGGCTTTGGCTTTGGCTATGGCTCTGGCTCTGGCTTTGGCTATGGCTATGGCTCTGGCTCTGGCTCTGGCTTTGGCTATGGCTATGGCTCTGGCTCTGGCGATGGCTATGGCGATGGCTGATATTTTATCTTTTTAACTTAGGAGGGTAAAGATGTTAAGTGTTAAAATCCATGGGGAAGCTCGCTTTGGAGAAGCCCGGGAAAAGTTCACGAAAGCCATTCAATGCGTTAATGATATGGTGGTTAATGAAGAGATCTGGCTAAACGTAAATTTAAAATACGGTAGCGCAAAGTTTGTGGAGGGTTTCAATCTATCGTACAGCAAGGATGGGAAAAAAATAAGCCTGAAGGAGATCAGAGGGTTTTTTGAAGCATCGCAAGCCGAGCTTCTTGTTAATACCTATGTTCCCAAGTTTTGCATGTCCAGGGCTATTGCCTACACACTGCCAGACAGCAACGTGATGTACTTTAACAAGAATAAGTTTGGCCACAAGATAATGACACACGAATTTCTTGCAAACATAATAATCCATGAATCGGTGCATATAGTTGACTTTTCGCTTGAGGAATATGAATTTGGTCACGGGTCGAATAGTGGTCAGCACAAGCCAGAGAAGAAAAGAAGTGCTCCCATTTGGATGGGTGAGAACTTCCACGAACCACACAGGGGCAACGGAATAATTAAGCGGGGTTGGATAGACAGGATGTGCACCACTGATTATTGTGTGAGGAAGAAAGCATAAAAAACAACCCCCGGTGAGTTAAGCCGGGGGTTTATAAGGTATGAAAGGAATAATCTTGAGTCCTTATTTTAACTTTAAATTTCACTTTGTCAATAATTTCCATCAAATTTTATTAGCCCGTTAGCTATAGCCTTTGAAATCGCATCAATCCTCTTAATGCCTAATTCCATATCTTCTTTGTTGTCTATAAAAAATGGTTCAATTAAGCAAGCAGGGTCTTTATGATATTTCAAATTAACATAACCAAAATCATCTGGAGATATCTTTTTCGCCATTCGATTGGTTTTCCCAGTTCTATTTAATGCACTTATTATGTTATAGTGTATTACATCACTTAGCAAAAAATTCATATAATTATTTTCAATGTAAAGTGTCTCAGTTCCCCGTACTTTTTCGTTATATGCATTGCAATGGATCTCTATAATTGCGTCTGGATCATGTCTCTCGGCTACTTCTGCAACTTGTTCATTTGTTAACCCATCTTTTCTAATCACGAACCCGTAATGATCTTTTGCGCCAAGCTCACATGATATTCTTTCTGCAAGGCAAGTATTGTAATTATACTCGTTAAACTCTCCGCCCAGGAACCTGGCTCCGGGAGAATTTTCTGTGTGTCCTATGATTATGCTTACATTCATATTCTATTGGGTATATTTCAGAATGGCTAGCGCAGCAGACCATAAGAAGGTGACAACAATAAACCCACCGACAAACATGTGCTTTATGCTAAGAAGCTTTAAAGTCCTTTTATCAATTTTATCTAAGGTTCTTTCAATTCGAGGAATGACCTCCTCAAATTTACATTCGCAGCTCATTTCTTACACTCTATATCTTCCTTGTTGCCATCCTTGTCGACATACATAAAATAACCATGCTTTTCACAGCTTGTTTTAACTGTTTTTACGCCTGTGAAATAACCTACGGTCCCAAAAACCATGCTAAAAAGTAAAGTCATTACTACCATATTTCCCCCCTTAAACTATTTTAATTAAAAATTTCATTCCAATTGATTCTGGTTGTATGTCCTGGGTCGTTGATAGTTCTGTCGTTGCATCATCATTTGTGTATCCATCTGTATTTTCACCCATATTGTTTGCTGATATAGGGATTCCAAAGAAACCACCAGTTTTACTATTAGGACCAAGATTAAAACCACTACCACCAGAATTAAAAGTCTGATCATGCACCCCATCAGCTTTGCCATCATACCATTTGTGATTATGATCATGACTATGCTCGATATCTATCTCGTGGTCTGCATTTCCTTCACTTGTGATTGCAACTGTTCCAGCTTGCGTTGTCGCGATACCCACTGGATACTTAGCCACCATGTCAGGTGTGTATAAATCTTCAAGCACAGTCGTTACTATATCTTCAGCCCACTTCCCCGCACCATGTATAGCATCATAATTCGTCTCTGTTATTTGATCACCGTTGCAAAGCATATATGCTGCTGGCACCGAGAGAGTGCTGTTAAAGTCATACCAGGGTGTAACCATGCCCTGGAGCAACCCCAAATTGTCCCTGTAACCCTCTTTCATCAATATTTCATTTACAGGACTATTAGCATCTACTTGTTCTACTGTTGGTATAGCCATATTAAATCTCCTTCATGCCAGGATGCCATATGCATTAGTGCCATCGGCAAATAAATTAGTATTCGGACTTATCCAAGCATACTTTTGCTGCTGGATAGAATTAGCGTCACCGAAATCTGGAAAGGTTATTCTAATAGATGTTGTTAAAGTTGTTGAGAAACTATCAACCATTGTTATTATATTCCCATTAATTGAATCAATTTCATTTGCTGCATCAGCATAATAAGATCCGTCTGAGTCCTTCCAAAGTCTTAGAAAATAACCAGCTTTAAATAAAGTCCCATCAGGCACAGTAAATATCTTCTGAGAAGTCACTGCACTAATAAGTGGGCTAGGACTTATTAACCCGGCCCTCACGTTAGTGTAAGAAGTAAATGCGAGTTTGAAATTAATAACAGGATTGTCTTTAAAATTACTTGGTGACTTTGAGAGGACTTCGAGCATATAGTCAAACGCCTCACCAGTTCCAGGTTGAGGCAAATATCTATGTACAACATTAATTTGATCAGCAGCATTTATATTAAAGCGATTAAATAAAGCTTTAACTCCTATTTCTGCTGTGGGGGAAGATAGGCGAGCAAGCAATTTTTTGGCTTTTGATGTGGCAAAACTAGCGCCATTATTGCCAATTGTGATGCCCTTCATTTTAAGAGTTAACGGCCTTTGTTCCCCATAGTTCGTTATTGATTCCGCATTAGTATTTATCGAAGTACTCTCATATTTTCCTGTTCCCCAATTATAATCGTATTTAACTATAATTTTATTAACAACTTTGTTCACATCAACTCTGTAACTAGGATCACCCATTATATGACTCTCTGTTATACTCTCAGAATCAGCTGCGAAAGCAACTTGATCAAGCAGGGCAATACTTATCTTATTATCCTTATTTATTAATCTGGTATTAGTAGCAATCAAAATACTTTCTTCCAGCCAGGTTAATGCATTCTCAACATTCCACATATAAAACTTAAAGTCGCCATCGCCGCTCAAATCACCATCACGTAATGTCTCAAAAGCAGCAGTGTCAACAAGATCGCCATCGACGCCAACCTGTGTTTTAATTATGTCAAGAGCTAGATCCATTGACTCGTCTTCAATTAAGGTAACCTGATAAACTTCTGACCCATCATCATGGCTTGATGCATCAGAACTTAGCTGCGCTCTTGTGCAGCCTGTGAACGTGGTCGCTGTTTTGCCTGTATAGGTAATAAACTCATCTCCCACAGTAAATGTCCCGGAAGAGCTAAAATCCGTTGTGTCATCAACTGTGAAGGTCACAACAACGTCTGTGTGATCAGTTGTTAGTGTTGTTTCAGTTGTATAAATTGGCTCCTGTAATAATCCGGTTGGTGCCTTTGAAGTGAAACTGTAAGTATTAGCAGATTTTGAAAAACCCGTTATGTTTGTTGTTGATATAAGTTCATAGTCCCCCCAGCCAAAAGAACCGGTAAAAAAGCCATAATAAAACTCAACCTTGTAGCCCATTAATGCTGTTGTATCCGTGCTTATGAACACCGAGATATCATCATCTTTATCTAATAGGCTAAAGTTAAGTGTTGGGACTGAGCTTTTAACGTTCCTTAAATCAAGCGTTTCACCATTAACAGAAGCGTCAATAACATAACCCTCATAATCAACTGTAAGGCCGGAATCGACAGCATGCTGGCTAAAATAAGTAGTCGTAGGGGTGTTGTCAGTTATTGCAATGACTATATTTCCCTTAAATGATGGCTTGGCTAATTCAAGATCGAAGTTCGTAGTCATTTACTCCTCACAAGTTTAACAGTGTGACTAGCTCCGCATTGGCTTCCTGCTTTAATGCCGTTGCTTTATCTTTAAGTTTCACAGATGCGCTTGGATGAGCAATGACCTCATCAGCAGCGATTCTAATCAAGATTAAATCTAAAACCCTTTTTGCTTTACCTGTTTCAAGTGAAGCCAGGGACTCATTTTGCACTGTAGCATCTTCATTTTCAAGCGCTATCATCAATGCGTCTGCGTTAGTATAAGTCTCTTGCAATAATACATTTTCCAACCAAAGCATCGGATTAGATACTGACGGATGCAATCTATTTACACAATATCTAAAATCACTTAAAGCTCTCGCCCTGTTTCTTAATTCTGTTATTTGTGCTTCATCCATATTAATCTCCTATTTTTTGAATTGTAACTTGCACATAAACTTCACCCATACCAAAACTTACTGCAACACCTTCACCTGTCGTAGTTTTAGTAACAGCATAATATGCCTGTATTTCAAATGTTTTTGCTGCCGTGATTGTAATGGCCCCATTTAAAGTAGAATCTTTATTAACTTGGTAACTATCTTGGGCCAGCACAGAAGAACCTATAATATCATTAGTGCTGTCAGTTATATTCCTAACTCTGCTTTGCCAGCGCCCAACATCTTGTGCATTCACAATACCCGTTAATAAATATTTTCCAGGTTGTAAAGTAAATTGATTTGAAGAAAGAGAACACCAGTTCATTGAATTTTCAGTAGTGTTTAATGTTCTAGTTCTCCATGCTCCAGTTGTAGCCGAACCCCCGTCAGTTCCATCGGTTTGCACATCTTTAAGGAGAACAAATTGGCTGCTTAAATTTCTATCTAAAACAGTCCAGCTCGTTCCATTGCTTTGTATTTTTATATATTCATATTGTTCATAAAGAACTCTTGCTGTTTTCCCATCAATCTCTTCTGCGCCCTCACCATCAATGGTAACCTTGCCCCCATCGGTAGAGGTGTTTTTAATTATTAATACTCGATCCCCATTATCTGCAACTGTTGGAAGGTCTATGGTTCTGTCGGTGCTACTGTCATCAACGAGGATAGTGGTAAATCCATCATCATCTAGTATGGTGTAGTCTGCACTTTTAGTCGTTATATCATATGCAAGTTGTGAAATTGCTCCTGCGCCCTCGTCCGTTCCGCATGCTGGCAACCCCGCAGCGTATTTTATTATTTGCCCATTAGTGCAAACAGCTAACCTCTGGTAAGCAGAAGAATTATAATAAAGAATATCTCCATTAGTAGTTAGTTTGTTTAAATCGTCTAGTTGCGTTTGGACTGCACTTGAAAGCCCTGAAACAAAACCTAACTCCGTACTTGTAACAGTAGAGCTTTTAATGTTTTTATCTGCATCTAGATAGCATGCTCTGGATGCTGTTTCCGCGTCCAGTGTTACATCGGCTTTAAATGTTGTGTCATAATAATAAACATTTGCTGCGTATAAAGTGAGGGCCGCAAGGACTATTGAAATTAATATTTTCATTCTGCAACTCCTATGGTTGAGGCTCTAAATCTCATTATTGAGGTGTCAACACTTCCTGAAATATCAGTGCTCTTATATTGAAATTGTCCGGCAGCTGTAATCTGCATTTCTATACCCGCATCAATATCACTGCTTCTTGCGGGCTCATTCCAATCTACGGCTGTAGTATTATAGCTTATATGAACTTCCCCAAACTCTGAAACCTCACTATTAGGCGTGGTATGTTTTCTCTGGATAAAATAATGAATTCTCGCACCGCCCACAGTGGAAGGGCTAAACGCCAGCCCAGTTATATCTGCCCAGGAAGTTTGATTATTTGCAATGGTAAACTGTGTCTCTGCTATACTGTTCACACCGCTCTCCTCTTCTGCATCAAGATCAAGGTCTAAGACCCTCTCCATTTTGAAGCCGAAATTATATTCAAAATCTCCTGACCCGTCAGGGATAGGACGATCAAATTTAACTGATTTATCAATAAGCCTGTAAGTATCATATTCTGATTCATCGCTATGAATATAATAATTGAAAACCCCGCCTCTGAAGCCATGAGTTAATAAAAATTCCTCGAATGAATCTTTGATTGCTGATGTCTGGAATAAAAACTTAACGGCTATTTGCTCCTTGTTATATGACCACTGCACCTGCTCTGTGCCATCACTTGATTGATTCTTTTTCATTACGCCGCTTAGTTTTTCGCCTAAGGGGTCAGATTCTGGAGCCGAACTAAAAGTAAAAGATTTACTAGAGCCTGTTGTAAGCTGGATATATGAAATTTTACTTATCCAATTAGCCATTACTTCATGCCTTTCTCAAGATTATCTTTTGTGAAAAGGGGCTGTGTGTTGATGTAATGGACTAAAGTATTATACATCCCTTTGTCTCGCAAATCATATTTACCTAATGGTATAATATGATCAACTACCCACGCAGAACCATAATTATTCCAGCTCATTCCTTCTTTCCACCTAGCCTCTATATATTTTCTATAAAAAGACAAGGAACAGCCTAAATCTTTTTCAACAATAGATTCAGTTAATCCCCTTCTTAATGCTAGATATATTCTGGCTCTAATCCTGCATTTGATTTTATAATCTGGATTTAGTTTTCTAGACATGTGTTGCTTTTTGTTTAACTCTTTTTTATTTTTCACATATCTTATTTTTTGTTTTGATAATAATAGCGTTTTATTTTTCTCATGATATTCTCGCAAGTATGCTTTACATTTATCACAAGCAGAAAAATATTTGTTAGATTTAATATTAATGCTGAACCTGTTTGATGGCAGCACTTTTTTGCATGCCGAACAATAGTTAGCCATTATGCAGCTCCTTGTAACTGTAAATTTCTGAACTCAGTTCCGTTATTAATACCATCGACTATCTGATCAATAAGCGTGTCATTGTCCTTAACAACTCCTGCTGCAA